AGAAAAAAGCAGAAGGTGGAGTGATAAAAACATTCAGCCCAATTGCTCGTCCCCAAATGTTCAGAGGAGTATTCTGATGCCGTCTATTACGATTACCTTTGGGGAGATGACCCCTGTCGACAAGTATGAAGAGACTGAAGACGGACTGAGCTGTCCTCTTGCTACGAAAGACTCTGACCTGAACAACAAGAATCGGGAGGAGGCGATCGAGGTCGCTGATTACCGAGATCCATCGGAGAGCGGCGCTTTCCGGTTGAGTGATGTTTGCGGGAACTGCGCTGCGTATAACCAGACAGAAGAAATCCTGGATTGCATCGGAGATGACTCTGGTCAAGTGGGCTACTGCCAGCTCTTGAAGTTTTGTTGCTCCGCGGAGTATACATGTGATAAGTGGGTAGAGGGTGGTCCAATCACCTCTGACTTAGAAAATGATTATGGTGAGTACCTATAATGGATGTTGTAGACTTCGCATCACGTGTGTATAAGTTGTTGCGTGAGCGGGAGCAGTACATCAAGGATGTTATGGCGTCCGACGGCCTTCCAAACTGGGAGGAGTATAAAAAGCTGGTAGGAGAGTTACGGGGGCTATCCTACGCTTCGGCTGAAATGAAGTCCCTGCTGGAGAAAAACGCAGATTATGACGAAGAAACTTTATCTTCCTGACCATGTTGCGCAGAAAATCAACGCTGAAAAAGCAGCCAAGGCTGCTGCTCCTACTGGAGCTAGCGCGGAACCTTCTCTCGACAGTTCGTACGTGGACCCTAAGGACCGCGTACTAGACCCCTCCCTTGTGGAAAAGCCCTTACTAGATCGCCTCCCTCAGCCGACAGGCTGGCGGGTTTTAGTCATGCCTTATCAGGTAGAGACTCAAACTAAGGGCGGCCTGTATATACCGGATGAGATTCGGGACCGTGAAAGCGTGGCGACTGTTGTTGCTTACGTTTTGAGCGTTGGGCCTCTTGCCTACAAGGACGCCGACAAGTTTGGGCCCGACTCTGAGCCGTGGTGCAAAAAAGGCGATTGGGTCTGCATTGGCCGGTACGCCGGCTCCCGGTTCAAGATCGAAGGTGGAGAGATCCGCATCATTAACGATGATGAAGTGATCGCCACTGTTCTTGAGCCCACTGATATCAAATCTGTTTGAGGAGACGAACATGTCTGCAGAAGCACAAAAGCCCATTGAGGATGATGATCAAGAGATCATCATTGAGCAAGAAGAGGAGGTTTCTGACGACGTAGAAGAGACCGCCTCTAGTGCGCCGGAAACGGAGCCTGATGACAATGCTGAAGAATTGGAGTCTTACAGTAAGGGTGTGCAGAAGCGCATCTCTCGCTTGACTGAAAAATTCCGCAAGGAGGAGCGTGATCGCCAAGAGGCAGTTCGCGTGGCCCAGCAACTGCTCCAAGAGAAACAAAACCTAGAAGGCCGCTTGAAGCAGCTGGATAGTGGTTACCTCAACGAGTACGGTGCACGGATCGAGGCTCAAGTTACCTCCGCCCGTCGCAACTATAAAGATGCGTATGACTCTGGCGACACCGATAAGATGATCGAAGCGCAGGAGGCTTTGGCCCGTGCGACTTCTGACAAGGATCGTTACGAGCTAGCCAAGCAACGCGCAGACCAGCGTTTGCAGGCCCCTGCTCCACAACAGCAAGCGCAGCAGTACGCTCAACAGCCTCAGCCTCAGCCTCAGCAGCAACAAGCCCCTGTACAGGTTGATGCAAAGGCGCAGAGCTGGGCTGAGACAAATACGTGGTTTGGTCAGGACGAAGTCATGACATACGCCGCGTTTGGAGTTCACCGTAAACTTGTCGAAGAAGAGGGGTTTGACCCACAGAGCGATGAGTACTATAGTGAGATTGACCGCAGAATGCGTTCGGAGTTCCCGAACAAGTTCCAGACGGACAAGAAACCGGGGAGGAACCAGGTCGCACCTGCTGGCTCTTCTGCATCCCGCAGCACTAAATCAGGGCGTAGGACCGTGAAGCTTTCACCGTCGCAGATCGCAATTGCGAAACGGCTGAACGTCCCTTTGGAAGAATATGCCAAGTACGTGAAGGATTGATCTGATGACTGATAACAAACGAGCTCCACGAGCAACTGAGACCCGCGAACAAGAGTCGCGCAGAAAACCATGGGCGCCGCCCAGTCACCTTGAAGCACCTGCTGCCCCTGAGGGCTATGTGCATCGTTGGATACGAACAGCTATGCGAGGCGAGGAGGACAAAATGAATGTCAACGCCAAGCTCCGCGAAGGATGGGAACCTGTCCGCGCTGATGAATATCCAAACTATCACGTTCCTGTGATTGACTCTGGTAGTCACGCAGGTGTGATTGGCCAAGGTGGTCTGATGCTGTGCCGCATCCCTATCGAAACTGCCCAAGAAAGATCCGCGTATTACGGGACCCGGACCCGCGAACAGATGCAGGCTGTCGATCAGGACCTAATGAAGGAGTCACATCCTTCAATGCCGATTCAAAACAATCGGCAAAGTCGTGTATCCTTCGGAGGACGTGGGTCTTCCGATTAATTGAAAGCTAAAGGAGCTGTCAAATGGCCAATACAAATGGCGCATTCGGTCTTCGTCCCATTGGAAAAGTGGGTCAGAACACCAACAGCACTGGTGCAACTGAGTATCGTATTGCTGCAGGCAACACGAACGCAATCTATCAGGGTTCTCCTGTCATCCCTCTCGCTGCAGGTGTCATTGACATCGTCGGTGCGGCTTCGGGTGGTACAGTAGGTCTGTTGGGTGTGTTCGCGGGCTGCGAATATGTTTCCTCTACCACTGGTGAAACAATCTTTTCTAACAGCTGGCCTGGTTCAGGTGCAGACTCAAACTTCCCTGTAAAGGCGTTCGTCTATGACGACCCAATGCAGCAGTTTGTGATCGCGACGTCTAACGTCGTTGCTGCGGCTAACACCGAAGCAGAAGTACGCGCGGCAATCTTTGCCAACGCTAACTTTGCAGGTGCTACTGCTGGTACAGCTGCAACTGGCCTGTCAACAGGCACGTTGGATCTGAACACTATCGCCACCACAAACACATTGAACCTGCGCATCATGGGCATCCAAGAGGACCCCGATAACGCAGACTTCACTGTAGCTGGTATCCCCGTAATCGTTCGTCTGAACAACCACTTCAATTCCGCCAACGGCGCGATTGCTGGCGGTACTGTTTCGACGACAGGCGTATAAAGGAGGGCTGAAACATGGCTATTTCACGCGCACAACTCGCGAAAGAGCTGGAGCCGGGTCTTAACGCCCTCTTTGGCATGGAGTATGGTCGGTACGAAAACCAGCACTCCGAAATCTACACCACTGAGTCTTCTGATCGAGCATTCGAAGAGGAGGTCATGCTGACCGGTTTTGGGGCAGCACCGACTAAATCTGAGGGTTCTGGCATCAACTTTGACGAAGCTGGTGAAGCATACACTGCTCGGTACAACCATGAGACTGTTGCGTTGGCCTTCTCTCTTACAGAGGAAGCTGTCGAGGACAATCTCTATGACCGTCTGGGTTCGCGTTACACACGCGCTCTCGCACGTTCAATGGCTCACTCCAAGCAGGTTAAAGCTGCAGCCGTTCTGAACAACGCCTTTACTGGTGGTGCTTCAGCGGGTGGTGACGGTAAGGCGCTTTGTGCGACTGACCACCCACTCTCCAACGGCGGTTCGTTTGCTAACGAACCATCAACTGCTGCCGATTTGAACGAAACATCTCTCGAAGATGCTTTGATCAACATCGCTGGTTTTGTTGATGAGCGTGGCATGAAGATTGCTCTTCGCGGCATGAAACTTGTCATCCCACGTCAGCTGCAATTTATTGCAGAGCGTCTGATGGTGTCCAACCTCCGCGTTGGTACAGCAGACAACGATGTGAACGCAATCCGCTCCATGGGTATGTTGCCTGACGGTTATGCCGTCAATGACTTCCTGACGGACCCAGATGCGTTCTTCATCAAGACTGACGCACCTCGGGGCTTCGTACACTTTGAGCGCACACCTTTGTCAACCGGCATGGAAGCCGACTTCG